TGGCCGTAGGCACCGGTAAAGCCTTAGCCGAACTCTTGGGCGTGACCCCGATGGCCGTTTCCTATTGGAAGGTCAGAGGTGTTCCCGCTCGCCAGGCCATCCCTATCGAACAAGCTACTGGCGTGTCTCGCCATGAGCTTCGCCCCGATCTTTACCCAATCGCCGCTTAACCAACCTCGCCAGCCACATAGGAAATACCAGCATGTATCAGGACCCAAACCAAAAGCGGGACATTCCAGTGAAGGTTCGTTTCGAGCCGGTGCTGGATCGAATCCTGCGCAAGGCCGCCAACAAGTCACGCCGTCAACACGCAACGTATCTCTACGAAGTCATCGAATGGGCAGTAGCCAACGGTGCCATCGAAGAGCTCATGCAGGACCAAGAACAAGATATCGCGGGCTGAAGCCCCTCTGGAGGGCCGAATGCTTTTTGAAAGATCGCGATTGTCAGCCGAGGCCAATCGAAAGATTGATCAACTGATGCGGGTAAACGGATGGAGTTTGGAGAAAGCGTTAAACGAGCTTGGGATTGTTGGCATAGCGAGCGGAGCGACTTCAGCCGTTGGCAGAAGCAAGGCGCCAATTCTTCTGCTTGTACAAAAGAGGGCCTCAGAGAGGGCCTCAGAAGGGTAGACGGAGACCCTCTCTGAGGGCCTTCGAAGGGGCTTAAAAGTCCTTTAGCAGGCACAAAAAAGCCGGGGTAGTGACCCGGCTGATTCGTTGAAGCTGTTAGCGAGGCAACTATGACAAACATCGTTCACTTTAACAAGTCCAGGGGATTTACCCGCATGGACAATGCTCTGATGGAATCTTTGGCTACGGTTGACCTGCCTGCGCGAGACCTTCGCGTTCTGATGGCTATTGCGCGTCAGACCATAGGCTTCCAGCTGGACACCAAGCGTATCACCGCCGACGAACTAGGCAAGATGACCAACATGCGCCGCGATGTCACGTCGAAGGCAGTCAGTCATTTGCTTGAACGTCGGATCATTTACCGGGTCGGCGGAAGTCGTGGCGACATCGGCATTTCACCGGTTTCGGAATGGTCCTTTTTCGACGAAAAGCAGCAGTGTCTCAGTGAGACCAAAACGTCTCACTCAGCACAAATCGTCTCACTGAGATCTGACGCGAGTGAGACCAAAACTGCTACTTGCTTCCTTTATACAAAGAAAGAAGATCACATACATCTTCCTACGGAAGATCATGTTGCTCCAGAAGCCCAAGCAGTTCGCGTGCCTCGAAAAACCAAGCCTTCCACCGATACTGTTTTCGGCAAATCGCAGATGCTCGAGAGCAATCCTCACCTCCTGTCCGAACAATCGGTGGATGATTACCTGAGGCTTCGCAAAACGAAGCGCGCGCCTGTTACAGCTCGCGTATGGGCAAACGTGAATGCTGCCCTTGCCAAGTGCGCGGCTGCCGGAATACAGGCTGATAAGGCCATTGAACTGGCAGTCCTGAATGGCTGGCAGGGATTTGAAGCGGACTGGATCATTGATCGCTTGTCCAAGAAGCAGGGCAGCCAGCGCTCAGCATCGAGCGCACCCGACTTCTTCAGCACCGACTGGCGCACCGACACGAGTAATGACCTGTGAAGCGCGTAGGCGAGTTGACTCGTCAGGCGCAAGCCATGGTTGCAACTGGTGCAAATTCTGCACCGGTTGCCCGCGCCCCTCTGGGCAGTGTCGACGAATCCACTGGTGCCATCGTCGAGAAGATCTTCCGCCAGTTGCAGGCGATCTTTCCAGCCTGGAAACAGGCATGGCCTGACGAAGCGTCGAAGAATACTGCGATGCGCAGCTGGACCAAGGGCTTCATTGACGCCGGGCTCAATGACATCGATCAGGTCCGCTACGGTATTGAGGAATGTCGCCGCAGCGGTTCGCCATTCGCGCCAAGCATTGGTCAGTTCATTGGCTGGTGCACTCCTGGGCCTGAGCGCTTCGGTCTTCCTCCAGCCGCCGACGCATGGATGGAAGCCCTGATGGGTTCCTACAGCCACGACGGTGTTCGCATCGCTGCCAACGAGACCGGCATCTTCGATCTGCGCGCCGCCAAGCAGGAAGACAAGTCGCTGCGGGCACGCTTCGACCGGGCCTACGCGATCGTTATCCGCCGCGCTCAGGAAGGCCAGCCGCTGGACGGCAAGATCCTCACCGGCATCGGCCACGACAGTCAGAAGACCGCCTTCGAGCTCGCCAACGAACTGGCCGACCAACAAACCCAAGCACGAATCCTTCAGCAAGGCATCCCGGCCGACGGCAAGTCCGCCCGCGCACTGCTGCTCGCGAAATTCGGCAAGAACAAGAATCAGGAGCTTTCCCAATGACCGACCGTAGCGAATTGAAGCAACTGGCCGAGAGCATGAAAGGCTGGGACAACCTCACCAAGTGCTGGCCATGCGGCGAGAACGGCCCTGACTGGCAAGTCGGTCAGGTCGACGAGGAGGGTAATCGCTATCCCGTCATGACGATCGATACCGAGCAGTACGACGCTGAGTCGCACACCGCAACACTTGCCCAGTATTACGCGGCCGCCAACCCTATCGCCGTGCTGGCTCTGATCGGTGAGTGCGACAAGCTGAAGGACGAAAACGAAGTAGCCCGGATGCGGATCAAGGAGCTGGACCTGCTGTTCGGCCGCTACATCCTCGCCATGCGCGCGGCACTCATCGAGGAGGAGCATGGGCTGGGCGCAGAGGGCGCCATGATGTGGATTTACAACTCGCTGGTTGGCCCTGGAGAGCTTCCACCTGAAAACGAAACGCTCGCTCAGGCCTACTTCGACCGGGAAATCGTCGCGGTCGACAACGGCATGCAAGAGGTTCTGGCCTTCCACGATGCGCGCCGCACTGCCAAGGAGCCATCCAATGTCTGACCTCTGTGACGACGCCGACATCCTCATTGAACAACGCCGCGACCACGCCCTTGCCCAGATCCCCCGTTACACCGGCATCAGCGCCAAAGAGTGCGAGTGCGGCGAAGAGATCCCCGAAGGCCGACGTGTGGCTATTCCGGGGGTGCAGCTGTGCGCTGGGTGCCAGTCCATCAGCGACCTGAAAGCGAAGGGGGTACGCCGTGGATAAGCCAACCCGCTTCGTCGGTCAAGACGACCAGAAGAACATCGACGAGCTCGTTGCCGCCGGGATTCAGGTGGACAAGGAGTTGATTGCGCAGCTCAGGGCTGAGAATGAGGCGCTGCGCGAGGCCTTCGCCAAGCACATCTATGCCGGCTGGTCTGATGACCCGAGTTACGTGCCATGGGTTTCTGGCGGCAATTCGCTAAAGCAGGACGAGGCGCGCCGTCTCGCCAGTGACGCGATGCGCAAGGAGGCCAGTCATGAGTAACGTCATCGTCAAACCTCGCCACTTCTGGTCTGCCGGCGCCAATCGAATCCGCGACGTGTTCAAGCTGGCCTACCAGTTCGCCTTCGACCTGTCGGTATCCGGCGCTGTCGAGATCATCGTCCGCCCGGTGAAGTCCCGCCGCACCCTGGAGCAGAACGCCAAGCTTTGGGCAATGCTCGGAGACATCTCCCGCCAAGTTGAATGGCCGGTCAATGGCGTCATGCAGAAGCTCGACAGTGAAGACTGGAAGGCCCTGATGACCGCTGCGGCTCGCCAAGAGATCCGCATGGCCCAAGGCATCAACGGCGGCGTGGTCATGCTGGGCGAAAGCACCAAGCGCATGACCGTTGCTGAGCTGGGCGACGTCATCGAGTGCATGTACGTCTTCGGTGCCGAGAAGGGCATCACCTGGAGCGAGCCGAAAGGGCAGATGCCAGAGACGTGGGAGGCGGCAGCATGAGCCAGTTCAAGCCGGGCGATCCCGCACTGTTGCTCATCGATATCGGGCCTGTTTCATCTGGCTCGGTAGTCGAACTTATCAGCCGCTGGCCAGCAGGGACGGACATGAAGTTGGTCGGTGGTGGAAAAGCTGAGTGCGCCGAAGATTCGTGGGTCTTTAGCGGGTCATCGATTCCGGCACCGGGTCTTGGGTTTGCGCCAGAGCGCTGCCTGATGCCCTTGCGCGGTGACTTCGCCCCAGAGCAGAAGAAGTCGCGGGAGGTGGTTGCATGAGCCTCCCAGCCAAACAACCGCGCCCCAAGACCTGCATCAACGAAGAGTGCAGGGCCTCATTCGTGCCGCAACGCCTCGGTCAGAAGGTCTGCAGCCCAGCCTGCGGACTGGCAACCAAGGACGTTAACGCTGACAAGGCGCGCAAGTCTTTGGCTCAGCTCGATCGCGCCGAGATCAAGGTGCGCAAAGAGGCCCTGAAAAGTCGCGGCGACTACATGCGGGACGCGCAAAAGTCGTTCAACGAGTTCATCCGGGTTCGTGACCAGCTCGCCGGGCACGCCTGCATCTCCAGCGGCCGCCCGCTCGATTGGGCCGGTAACGCAGTGGATGCAGGGCACTACAGGTCCGTCGGCTCCGCGCCGCACTTGCGATTCGATGAGCGCAACTGCCACGCCCAAAGCAAGCAGGACAACCGGTATCTGTCCGGTAACGCCATCGACTACCGGATCGGCCTGATCAAGCGCATCGGCTTGCTGGCGGTGGAAGAACTCGAAGCAGACCAGTCGGTGCGCCGCTACACCATCGAAGACCTCAAGGCCATCACCGCCGAATACCGCGCCAAAACCCGTGAACTCAAGAGGGCTGCAGCATGATCCTTCAACTCTACATCGGCTTCATGCTGTTTCTCGGTGGTGGATGCCTTGAAGGCTGCCGCCGGTTGATTCGCCGTGATCGGATTGCGCGGGGTGAGCGGACATGAAGTGGAAGAAAGACACCGAGTGGCGGCTCATCTCCGACAGCGGATACATGATCTGCAAGTACGTGATGAACGCCAAAAAGGACATGGCTTACGTCGCGCGCCTGCCGTCAGGAAAGATCCTGCATTCGGGCACGGACTACGAAAAAGCCAAGGCGGCATGCATCGAACACCTTAAATCGACCATGGGGGAAGCAGCGTGAGCGCACTCGACAAGCAAGTATCCGGCGACCACTACAAGGACCTCAAGATTCAGCCAATCGAGTACATCCATGCGAACGGCATTCCCTTCGCCGAGGGCAGCGTCATCAAGTACGTGAGCCGGTGGCGGGCCAAGGGCGGGATCAAGGATCTGGAGAAGGCCAAGCACTTCATCGAGCTGCTGATTGAGCTGGAGCTCAAGGCTGAGGCCCCGGCGCGCGAGGCTATGGATAGACTAAACGCCCTCGCTGCGGCACGCCCGGGAGCTCAGTAATGGCCGAACGCAAAGTTACCGATGAGCAGATCATCGAAGCGTTTAAGACTATGGGGGTCATCAAGGCTGCCGAGTACCTCGGGCTCAATGTCCGCAGCTTACAGAAGCGCAAGGCACGGATGGCTCGCAAGGGATGGAGCCCAGAACACGACATGACTCACATCGTGCCGGATGGGTTTCACTTGAAGGGCACGTCGAGCCTCTACAAAGAGGGCGTCAAGGAACCGGTATTACAGTGGGTGAAAAGCTCAATTGACCACGAAAGGCAAAATGAGCTGATGCAGGCCGCCATCGAAGCAATGGGGGAGGATCTGCCGCGCATGGTGTTCGCGCCTGCGCCCGCCGCCTGCAACGTGGACCTGCTGAACTGTTACGTCGTGACGGACTACCACCTTGGCCTTTTGTCCTGGCACGAGGAGACCGGCGCCGACTATGACCTGAGCATCGCCGAGCAGCAGCTCGTTGCCTGGTTCGCCACTGCAATCGCCATGGCGCCTGATGCTGAGATCGGTGTGTTCGCGCAACTCGGTGACTACCTGCACTGGGACGGCCTCGACGCCGTGACTCCGGCCAGCAAGCACCTGCTCGACGCAGACACCCGGTTCCAAAAGCTGGTACGTGTGGCGATCCGGGTGACCCGGCGCGTCGTCGACATGCTGCTGACCAAGCACCAGCGGGTTCATGTCCTGATGGCCGAGGGCAACCACGACACTGCCAGCTCCATCTGGCTGCGCGAGTGGTTCTCCGCGATCTACGAGAACGAGCCGCGCATCACCGTCGACCGCAGCCCTGACCCGTACTACTGCGTAGAGCACGGGCAGACCAGCCTTTTCTTCCACCATGGGCACAAGAAGAAGCCAGCGAACGTTTCTGACGTGTTCGTAGCCAAGTTCCGCGACGTCTTCGGCCGCACCCAGCACAGTTACGCGCACCTCGGCCACCTGCACCACGTCGACGTCAAAGAAAACAACCTGATGATCGTCGAGCAGCACCGCACCCTTGCCGCGCCTGATGCCTATGCAAGCCGTGGCGGGTGGATCAGTGGCAGAGACGCCAAGGTCATCACCTACCACAAGCAGTACGGCGAGGTAGGGCGTCTGACCATCAATTCCGACATGTTGAAAGTGGGGGCGGCATGAAACAACTCGACACGCACTACCTGCTTACCCAATGGGGAGTCTGGCTGCGCTACGGTGACGGCATTCCGCGTTACGTCTCGCCACACTTCGCGCTGATCCGGGACAACATCGAGCAGCACTCATCGGCACCGGTGGCGAGCATCACGGAAGACCTGTGCATGGTGGTTGACGGGATTGTGGCGCGGCTTCGGCAGCGCAATCCCGAGATGGGCGTTGCGCTGATCCATTACTACGGCCGTGACATCAGCTACGCCATCCTCGGCAAGTGGATGAACATCTCCAAGACCCGGGCGGAGTCGCTGGTGAAGTCGGCGGAGCAGTGGATTGATGGGGTTTTGGACGAAAAGATTGCTGCTTGAGCATTGTTGGCGCATATCTTGCTTGAATCGTCCGGACGCCCGATGTACATTACGCACTAAGTTGCGGTTTTACCGCTTTCGAAAGCCTCGCCACAGTGCGGGGCTTTTTTGTTTCCAGAATTCATCGCTGCCCCTCCAGCGCTTGGCCGCTCCTTAGTGGCCTTTTTTATTCCCTAACGCCGAGCAACCGAGGCGCCTATGAGATCGCAGATCATGTCAGAGCCCGGACCGTTGACTGCTGCAGGCGGTATCGCTTTGTACAAGCTGGGTGCATTCGGCTTCGTGGCAGTTTTGGCGGCCATTGTCGTGATGGCGATGACGCTGCCGAAGACGGTCCGTGAGTTCGTCGTCGCGATGATCAGCACCACAGTCTCCAGCATCTGCGGCGGTGCCTTCATCGTGCGCTGGTTCGACTTGGGCGCATGGGCGAACGATGACATCGGCCTGATCGCTATAGGCGGCGTGATCTTCGTCTGCGGCCTTCCTGCATGGGTATTGGTCCGTGCCTGGTTCAAGTGGGCCGAGAATCGCAAGGACAAGGATCTGGCTCAGCTTGCCACTGACCTGACTGACCTGAAGAAGACCATCACCAACAGCATTACGCCGCAGTAACTCGGAGCGCACATGAACCTGATTCCCCAATGGCAACAGCTCTGGAAGATGTACAGCGTGCAGATTGCCGCGATCCTCGTCGCGTTGAACGCTGCAGCTACCTACTGGCCTGCGCTGCAAGGTGTTGTGTCCCCAGGTGTGTTTGCCACTGTGAACGCATTCCTTGGTGCAGCGGTGATCATCGGTCGCGTCATCAAGCAAGAGCCAGCACCGCAATAGATTGCGCGAATCACCCAAGAACACACGGAATATCAGCACTTCATTGCAGGTGACCCATGAGCGCAGACCTGAAGGTTGTGAGCATTCAACGGGAAGGCTGGCGTGATGCTGCTGCCACCCTGCGCGAGATCGCCGACTCACTGGACAATGGCGATATACCACCTTGCTCCATTGGCGCCATGGTGATGATCCACGACACCAACGAAGTCGGCATCTACGGCTTTGGCCCGCAGGCTGAAGAACTCCAGACCCTGGCCGCCTTCAGGCTTGGCGAGCAGACCCTAATCGACAACATCCTCTGCGGTGACTGACATGGCCAAGACCATCAAGGTTCGCGCCTATCTGCCGTGGTGGTTCAGAGCCTACGTCCGTGCGGTCTACGCATTCGCCTACATGGCAGGGCTTGAGGTTGACGAAGAGGTCATCCGCGCTCAGGTCAAGCAGCTCACGCGCTACAGAGAGGTTGAGTGATGACAGCAGATGAAGCCAAAGACGCTGCTCAGGTTGTGACGGTCAAAGCCGGAGTCATCGTAAAGATCGACGGCATTCCGTTTGAACTGAAGTTCGACACAGACCTAATCGGTAACCCAGAAAATATCCGAATGGCAATTCCTGGTCGGGATCGCGTCGAATAACTGAAGGACTCCAACATGACAGCCAAGCCCGATTGGGAGGCGATCGAAGCCGCCTACCGAGCCGGCTCGCTTTCACTGCGTGGTATTGCAGAGAAGTACGGCACCAACGAGGGAACGATCCGCAGTCGAGCCAAGAAGTATGGCTGGTTGCGCGACCTCACTGAACAAGTCCGCGCTGCAACCAATGGCAAGCTTTCACGCAATGCTTCACGCACTGACGCCACGCTGCGTGAAGACTCCGAGATAGTTGAAGAGGCTGCTGATGAGGCGGCCTCTGTTGTATTGGCTCACCGTGTTGATCTCGGTCACTGGAGAGCGATCGCCAACAAGCTGCGTGTTGCACTGAGCAGCGTGGTTGTTGACGAAGAGAACATGGGTGACTTCTCCCGTGCCTTGAACGCCGGTGTCGATGCTCAGCTCAAGGTCATCAAGGGTGAGCGCCAGGCTTACAACCTCGGCGACGACAATGGTGAAGGCGGTGGTCCTGCTGATCAGAACCTAACCATCAGCTTCGTCAAGCCAAATGGCAATTGAGTTCCCCGACAAGCTCGCGTTCCTGTTCGAGCCGCACCGTTACAAGGTGGCGTATGGCGGGCGGGGTAGCGGCAAGTCATGGAGCTTTGCCCGGGCCTTGTTGCTGCATGGCGCTCAGAAGCCGCTGCGCATCCTTTGCACTCGTGAGATCCAGAAGAGCATAGCTGATTCGGTCCACAAGCTGCTTGCTGACCAGATCGCTGGCTTAGGGCTGGGATCGTTCTACGACGTCCAGCAGGCCTATATCAAGGGCAGGAACGGCACAGAGTTCAGCTTTGCTGGGCTTCAGCAGCACACCATCGACTCGATCAAGTCCTATGAGGGCGTTGACATCGTCTGGGTTGAAGAAGCCCACGCGGTGGTGAAAAAGAGTTGGGACGTGTTGCTCCCTACCATCCGCAAGCCCGGGTCTGAGATCTGGGCCGGCTACAACCCACAGCTTGAGTCTGACGAGACGCACCAGCGCTTCGTCATTACACCGCCGCCTGACTGCGTGTCAGTGCTGATGAACTACAGCGACAACCCTTGGTTCCCTGAAGTCCTGGAGCAGGAGAGGTTGCACGCCAAAGCGACCATGAAGCCCGAGCAATACGCTCATATCTGGGAAGGTAAGTGCATGCCGGCAGTTGAAGGCGCCATCTACTTCGAGCAGATGAGCCAGGCCGAGTCGCGCATTGGCAACGTTCCGCACGACGGGCTACTGAAGACACACGTCATCTTCGACCTGGGCTGGAATGACGCGATGACGATCATCCTGGCGCAGAAGGTGGCCGGCGAGATCCGCATCATCCACTACATCGAAGGTCATCAGCGCACGCTGGCCGAGTACAGCGCTGAGCTCAAGGGCTTGCAGCTGGATGGTCAGCCGATCAACTGGGGCCATGTCTACCTGCCCCACGACGGCTACGCCAAGCGCCACCAGAGCGGCAAGTCAGACGCCGAGGTGATGGGTCAGCTGGGCTGGTCAGTGCTGCCAGTGCCGAACATGCACGTCGAGCAGGGCATCAACCGTGTGCGCGAAGTGTTCCCCCGCACCTATTTCAACCGTGACCGCACGGCCCGTCTGGTGGAGTGCCTCAAGCGCTACCGCAGGCAGATCAATCAGCAGACCAACGAGCCCGGCGCGCCACTGCATGACGAATACAGCCACGGTGCTGACGTGATGCGCTACCTCGCCATTGTGACCGACCAACTCAGCAACGATGAGTGGGGCGGCCAGCTCAACTATCGCAAGCTCAACAACGCATAAGGGCACGAAATGACTAAGGGTCTGACCGAGGACGAACTTAAGGCCTTGGTTGAGGCCGAGATGCGCCAGTCGCTTGGGTATTCATCGTCCAAGCTGAGCCAGGCGCGGCAGAAGTCGATGTACTACTACCTCGGCATGGCGGTGGGTGACTTGGCGCCGCCTGAGGTCGATGGGCGCTCGTCTGTGGTGTCCACCGACGTGCGCGACACCATTGAGTCGATGATGCCCCAGCTGATGGTTACCTTCGTCGGCTCCGACACTGTGGCCGAGTTCGAGGCGACCAAGCCCGGCGACGAGCAGAAAGCCGAGCAGGCTACTGAATACGTCAACTACCTGTTCTACAAGAAGAACAACGGTCATCGCATCGCTTACACCTGGATGAAGGATGCGCTGCTTCAGAAGAACGGAATCGTCAAAGTCTGGTGGGACACTCGCAACGAGGAAACTCGCGAGGAGTACCGCGGCCTGTCGGAAGTCGAGCTGACCCAGCTGATGGAAGATGACGAGGTCAAGATCACCGAACACTCCACGTCTGTAGACGAGGATGACCAGGAACAGCGTCAGCAGGCTATGGATCAGCTGATGCAGCAGTTGCAGAGTCTTCCGCAGCTGCCAGAGTATCAGCCTCATCCGCCACAGGTTCAGGCACAGGTTGACGCCATTCACCAGCAGATCGCACAGATCCAGGCTCAGCCGCCAAAGCTGGTCTACGACGTCGTCTGCAAGCGCACCAAGACCGATGGCAAGGTGTGCATCGAGAACGTGCCGCCTGAAGAGTTCCTGATTGCGCGTAATGCCAAGGACATCGAAACCGCCTCTTTTGTAGCCCACAGGGTACAGCGCTCGCGTTCCGAGCTGAAATCCATGGGCTACAAGAACGTCGACGAACTGACCTCGCAAGACGGCGATCAGGCGGTCAACTCCGAGCGCGTCCAGCGCCTGAGCTACAACGACGAGAACGCCTACGCCGATGACAACGGTGATGGCGACAAGAGTCAAGACCTAATCTGGGTCGTCGAGGCCTACATCCGCTGCGACTTCGACGGCGACGGCATTGCCGAGCTGCGCAAGGTCACGATGGCGGGCAATACGCTGCTGGACAACGAGCCAGTCGACGCCATCCCGTTCGTGTCCATCACCCCTGTGCCACTGCCTCACCAGTTCTTCGGGTTGTCGGTGGCTGATCTGGCGATGGAGAGCCAGAAGACCAAGACCAGCATCCTGCGGTCCCAGCTCGACAACATGTATCTGGCCGTGAATGGCCGGTACTTCGCGGTAGAAGGGCAGGTCAACCTTGACGATCTGCTGACCTCGCGCCCGGGTGGCGTCGTGAGGGTCAAGCAGATCGGCGCTGCCGGCCGTCTCGATCAGGGCGCGCCAGACATTGGCAACTCCATGCAGATGATGGAGTACATGCAACAGGACTTGGAGAACAAGACCGGCTGGACGCGTTATAGCCAAGGCAATGACAGCGGCTCGCTGAACGACACCGCGACCGGCGTGAACGTCATCACCAACCGCGCCGACATGCGCCTCGACCTGATTGCCCGCAACTTTTCCGAGGGCTATGTCGACCTGTTCAAGCTGATCCTGAAGCTTGTCTGCCAGTACCAGCAGAAAGAACAGATCGTCAAGCTCACCGGTGGCTGGGTGCCGATAGATCCGCGCGAGTGGAGCAACCAGTTCGACGTGTGCATCAACGTCGGCATTGGCATGGGCAACAAGGACCAGAAGATCCAGCACCTGACCATGCTGGGCCAAGTACAGGCGCAAGGTCTGGAGATTGGCATCGCGACCCCGGACAACATCTATCACGCGGCTACCGAGCTCTCCAAGCAGCTCGGGTTCAAGAATGCCGACAAGTTCTTCACTGACCCCTCGAAGACGCCCCCTCAGCAGAAGCCAGACCCTGAACAGGCCAAGGCTCAGGCGCAGATGCAGATCGAGCAGGCCAAGCTCCAGTCGAGCACTCAGCTCAAGCAGATGGAGTTGCAGCACAACGCCCAGCTGGATCAGGCCAAGCGCGATCACGAACTCCAGCTTGAGACGGCACGCATGCAGATGCAGGCCCAAGTAGATGCCAACCGTCAGCAGGTCGAAGCCGACCAGAAGACGCTGGAGAGCCAGCAGCAGGCTCAACTGGATGCGCTCAAAGAGCAGCAGAAGACCGATCAGCTACGCATGCAGCTTGAGTTCGACCAGTGGAAGACTGTGGCCGACAACGAAACCAAAGTGCTGGTGGCGCAGATTCAGGCCCACACCAGCATGAGCAACGCGCAGACCAGTGCAGCCACCAAAGAGGCGCCGAATGGCAACGCTTGAAGAGCGGATCTACGAGGGCAACCGGGCCAAGGAGTGTCTCGAAAACGAGGCGTTCATATGGGCATTTGAAGGTATTGAGCAGGAGTTGACCGAAGCATGGCGAACCTCTCCAGCAAGAGACGCGGAGGGCAGGGAGAAGATCTATCTGTCGCTCCAGTTGCTGACCAAGTTGAAAGCCACGATCACGCACAGCATGGAGACGGGCAAGTTGGCGGATCTGGAGTTGCAGCACAGGAAAACACTCGCGGACCGCGCCAAAGAGATCTTGCGGTTCTGAAGGCCTACATGACTGGCCAATCCGTAATCATTCGCAAATGAATCCCTTGAGGGACAATCAATGAGCATGTTTATTCACCGCGCACTCGGCCATTTCCTCATGAACGAAGCCGGCGGCGACAGTGGCGGCGGCGCGCTTGACGTCAATGGCGGCGCGATGGCGTTTGCTGCGTTGCTTGACCCGCCTGTTGCAGCAGCGACCGATGATGGTGCTGCGGCCGATGACAATATTCAAGACGTCAACAAGGCTGATGACGTCGATGTAGATGTAGACACGGACGTTGACACCGATACAGACAGCGACACCGATGGCGAGCCCCAAACCTTCACCGTCAAGATTGATGGCAAGGAGGTTCAGGTTCCCCTGAGCGAGCTGTTGAATGGCTACCAGCGTCAGTCTGACTACACCAAGAAGACGATGGAAGCCGCCGAGCAACGCAAGACCGCAGACGCCGAGACGCAGAAGGCCCAGCAGGAGCGCCAGCAATATGCCGGCGAACTCCAGCGCATGGCCGTCCAACTCGAAGGCGTGTTGGAGCAACAAAGTCAAATCGACT